TTTGGATATTATGACAACAATGTGCAAACTACAGTTTTTAGAGGTAATAGTTCAAGCTGTGAAAATTCTTATACATTTATAAAATTAGGAGAAACTTAATATGGCAGATCAAATGACGGGCAGACCAGATCATATACAAGATTATCTTATTACTGTAAGAACTGGACAATGGTTTGGTTGGACAGATAGTAAAAATAAAATCTATGCAAATCTTGTAGTGCATGACGGAGGTGCAAAACCCACCGAAGCCGATTGTACTAATGGATTAAAAGCATTACAAGATACTTGGGATTTAGAAAATGATAGTTATAAAACAAAAAGAAGAGAATCTTACGATAGTTTGGCTAACCAATTAGATATGTTGTACAAGGATATTCTTGCAGGTAAACTAGATACAACTGGAACGTGGGCTACCCACATCAAAGCGGTTAAAGACGCCAATCCAAAACCTAGTTAATTATGTCAGAGATCAAGGTAAATTCGATAAAAGGGGTAGGAGCATCAACGGCTGCTATTACTGTCAACAATACTGATGGTACTTGTGCCGTAAATAATACCCAAAGACAAGGTAAAAATTTAGTAATAAACGGAGGTATGCTTTGTAGTCAACGCGGCTCAAGTTTTAGTCAGGTTGCTAACAATGATATTACTTTAGATAGATTTGGATTGTTACATCCATATAGTACCAATTTTGATGTTAGTCAATCAACAGATTCTCCTGATGGTTTTTCTAAAAGTTATAAATTAGATATAAATGTTGTTGATTCAAGTATTGGTAGTGGTCAATATGTTGCAATTAGACACAAAATAGAGGCACAGAATTTGCAACAACTAGCTTTTGGAACAAGTGCTGCTAAATCTATATCACTTAGTTTTTACGTTAAATCAAATAAAACAGGTACTTTTGCTGTAAATATACAACAGACAGATAATAGTTCTAAACAAGTAAGTGCTCCTTATACAATTAATAGTGCAAACACTTGGGAAAGAAAAACATTTACGTTTGCTGGAGATACAAGTGGAGTTATAAACGATGACAATGGTATAGGTTTAACTATTATTTGGTGGTTGTCCGCTGGTAGTACTTATAGTTCTGGTACATCAAGACCAACTTTTACTGCTCATGCAGATGCAGATTCTGCCGTTGGTTGTAATGTTAATATACTAGATTCAACTTCAAACAACTTTTATCTTACAGGAGTTCAGCTTGAGACTTCTGACGCAGCCTCCGATTTCGAGCATTTAACCTACGCACAGGAGCTTGCTTTATGTCAAAGATACTATATAAGATATGGTGACACAGCAATGGTTTATTACAATATGGGTAATATTGATGGGCCTAATGAAGCACAAACATTTACTATTTTCCCTACAGAAATGAGAGTAGCACCGACATCTCTAGAGACATCAGGAACAGCAACTGATTATTTTTTAAGAGTGAATACTAATCAAACTTGCACTTCCGTGCCTACTTTATCTGGTGGTAATAAAACTACAAAAGATTGCGAGGTGATTTTTAGGTGTAATGGTCATGGATTTACAAGTGGACAAGCTTGTTTTGGTAGAGCAGCAAATACTGCTAATTCTTTCTTAGGTTTTTCAGCAGAATTATGAAGTATTATCAAAAACTACAAAAAAGAGAAGAAGATTCTATTCAAATTTATAAAAGAGTAGAGGATGATGGGTCTTTTAAAACTACTTGTACTGATGAATGTCCAAATTATAAGGTATGGGTAGCTGAAGGCAACACAGCTAAAGAAGTTGATTACACAGAGTAATTAATTAACCTTTTCTTGCATTTGCCTAGTCATTAACCCCATAGTGACGTAGAGAGGGGATAGGGCTACAATAAGCAGTAATACAAGCACACTTGAAAAAGATAGTGCTTTTAAAATTGCAAATTTAATCATGTTTCAAAAAATTGCTAATATTCTTAGCATTGTTTCTTTTCTTATGGTAGCTTCCATGAGTGGTGGAACGTACTTTGCATACAAATATGTAACATCAGAACAGTTTAAATCAAGAGTTATGAATGAAATTCTTGGAAATGTTCAAGGAATGATGCCAAAAGTATTAGAAAAAGAATTACCTGATCTTACTGGCCCATCTCTACCAGTAGCACCAAAAGGATTAGGAATTTGAACTGCTGGCATTGTAAAACAGAATTAATCTGGGGTGGAGATCACGATATGGATGGCGAAGATTATCCATTAAGATCTGGAGAATATAGTATGGTTACTAATCTTTCTTGTCCTAAATGTAATTCTTTTGTAGAAGTATTTTTACCAAGAGATGCCTACGATTGAAATACCTGATATAAATATTCCTGAAATATACATTCCAGACGTTCCAGAAATCTATAGTCCGCACTATATTCAAGTAACTAAACCACCTGAGATTGATGTACCTGGTTGTACTTATCAGCATCGAGATATAAAAAATACCGGTAATCGTAATTTATTGCTGGAAGATCCAAATGGTGTATTTACAACGTGTGATTTTCCGTTCCCTAGTTTTGTTCCTCTTGATTATTCTCCTGAAAATTTAGTAATAACTGAAGAAACACCTATCGAAAACGAGCCACCGCCCTTGCCAGAAACAGAGCAGCCAGATATTCCTCCATTACCTGATCCTCCCCCACCAGATTTTCCTCCCTGTCCTGGAAAAAATGATCAAAGAATAGGCGATTTTCGTAACGATAAAAAGTTAGAACGTGTTATTGGGCATGAGAGAGGGCAAGATGGAAGTGAGTGCATAACTCTTTATGAAACAGTTGAGTGGAAAGAACAATACATTCCGTCTGCTCCACAGTTTGTTGGGGTTTTTAGCCTTGCTTTGGTTGGTGCTTCTGCACCATTGGTACTTCAGCTTGTCCGCCCTTTAGTGAAACAAGTTGTTACTAAG